TAACGGGTATCGGAACCGTTGTTCCCAACGCGCATTGTCTTGGTGAAATCAACAATATCGGTTTCGGTAATATCGGTATTGCCGCCACCGGTGCCATATTCAATAGTTTGGTCAATGTATTGTGTCAAACCGCCAGTTGCAATAATGCTTTCAGTACCGCCAGAAGGCTTGGTCACGGTGAAACGAGAACGAACACCAAACATAAACGAAAACTCTTGGCCGTAACGGAAATCCTGCAGCGCAAGGTTAGTAATCAATGAGAACGAATAATTGGTAAACAATTGGGTCATCATCAACCAGTTTGAATAAACAACCGAAGTAATAAACTTCTGTGCATAGTTGTAATCCGAAACAGGAGATTGCATAACGGCCTCGCGCTTAACTTCCAATTCTGCGTTAGCAGTACCCATCCTGGTTAATTGGTCATCAATAGCAATAGCGGTAATATTAACAGCGCCATTGTTCGCAATTGAAACAACAGATACGGTATCGGTTGCAGTATCAACATTGTTCACAAAAAGCACCAATTCGTCACCGTTTGAATATTGCTTTCCCTGAACTTTCATTAAACAATTACGAGTCCACATTTTAATGTTGTTCACCTTAAATGTTCCAGAAGTTGCACCACCTGCAAAAACAGTTTGTGCGGTATCTTGGAAAGGTAACACGGCAATTTCGCCCCAATTCAATTTATAATTAGAGATGGATTCATTGGTGAACTGCTTATAGTTCTTCATGTAATCCTGATTGATGGCATATTGCTGATTGAATCGAGTCTTTCCGTCATCGGTTTTAATCAAATAATCGGGCAATTTCCCGTCGTTCTTGGCTGCATATGAAGCGGCTTGTGCCTTTGCCAATCCCCGAACGCCATCCAACGTCTTTTGCGTCAAAAACGTACTTATAGGGAAGTTTGCCGGCGATACCAATACTAAAATCTCTAGCCATGCCGGAGCAATAAATTCACTGGCGTTCGATTCCATGTTGGCCAAATCGTTGACATCAACAAAGACATCGGCAGCAGCGGCCGTTCCTTGTCCGGGCCCAATGCCGGAAATATTCATCCCGAAAGGGGACAAATTATTGCTTACCATTTGCGGAGTGACCGCAAACAAAGCAAAAATGCTGAGCAGTAAAAATTTGAAAATTGTTTTCATTGTTTTATGTGTAAATTGTTTGCTTAGGTTAATTCCTCACGTTACGCCTGTTCTGTCCTTTTATGGCCGTCACATCGGTCACTGGATTCATGTAAGCTTCCATAGACCCCATGCCCGGCTGATTTTTAGGGGCAGAATATGCAGATGGTGATTGACGTTGTACGGGCTCGACCGACGACATGTCTGGTAACACTTCTTTCGCTTCCGGAGCTGTGCCGATTTGCGAATTTAGCGCTTCTACATCTTTGTCGTAGTTTCTCATCTTGTCGAATTGAGCCACTTCGTTTTTAGTCAATTTCCCATCGCCGAAAACTTTCATAATGCCAAGGATAAACTTGGTCAATGCATCTTTTTCGGTGTCGTCGTACTTCTTCTCAGAACAATACGCATCGATACCTTTTTTGAACTCGGCAAAATTTGCTTCGTACATAGCATCTTCTTCGCCTATCTGCTTGGATTTATCCAACTCTTCGGCCAATTCTTGCTGTATACTTTCGTAGTCTTCGCTGTCTGCAAGTTCCTGTAATTTCGACAAAGGGATATTTCGGGCCACGGCCACTTCCATCGAAGGAGTTTTACCGTCTTGTGCCTGGTCCACCATATCGTCTACAATTGCTTTAAATAACGGATCTTCAAACATATCTTTCACCGTAGATAGCTTACCAACCAAAAATTTGATCGATCCCAATAACGGCGCTGGAACATCCGCGATTTCTCCTGTGCCTCCAACCTCTTTGTCAAATAGATTCAAAAGAACTATGATATCTTTAATATCTCCCGAATCCGGCGCATCCGAAGTCTTACCCGTTTCCGGTGCTCCTGTCTGCATATTGGCTTCAATGTTGGCGGGCTTACCTTGATTGTCTGGCGTCCCATTGTTACTACTCTGTGCAGCAATATTTTCAGGCGTTGGCATGATACGTTTTTTGAATGTTATACTAAAACACACACAAAATAAAATAAAACCAATACACAAACATTCGTTATACATTCCTTTAAGGTTGATATTTGGCCTATTGTCAAATACATAGGCTTATTGACATTTTAGTATCGAATATCTTTGAAGATAAAATATATTGGACATGAACATTCCAAAAACAATACTTCAGATCTTTGTTTGCGTATTCGCATCGTCAGCCGATCCTTGCCAGAGCTCATCAGCTGTTGCATGCCGATCTGCTTGAGCACTGGGTGATTGGAGGCGATTGCATCGAGGATTGCTTGGCGTTGGTTTCCAGGCTGTGCATCCATCACCGGCCCAGCTTGATCCTCCGGGAGAGTTATGGCTGGCGTGCCTTGTGAAGTCTTGTCGAATTGATCCATGCCAGTTACAAGATCCTCCGAATAGCGCTTTGACAGTGCTTGTCGCTTTTCCTCCGTGGCTGACATTTCCTTATTCGCCATTGCACCTTGCAGCAACTTCGCCACAATAGCCATTGGGTTGATAGCAGCTTGGACTTGATTCCCACCCATCGCTGTCGGCACCTCCACCGGGGACAGGCTGTTAGCGCGAACGGCCTCAGCCATCATCTGCTGGCGCTTGATAGCCTCTGCTTCAGTGTCGTAATCATAGTTCTGAAAATTAGCTGTTGGCATGATTTATCCTTAGGAGAAGAGGTTGCCGAACCAGTCGCTGTTGATGACCGATGCCGCCAAGCCGCCTATTGCTGATTTCGTGGCATTGGATTCCTGCGTTTTGGCATTATCGCGAGCTGTTTGCGCCAGCTGATCATTCTGCGCGATTTGCGCGTAGTTGACAGGTTGGACTGTGGTTCCGCTATTCCCGCTGGCGAAGGTCGGGATTGTCCCTTGACCACCTTGCCGCAGTGAGTTGAGGATATTCATCATCTGCGTCTGCGTGCTGTTGTTCGCGTTCATTTCATTGAGCTTAGCCGTGTTGCCGAAGTTAGCGTTTTCGGACATGGCATTGTTGCTGAAATTAGCGTTGTTCATCAGTGCGCTGTTGTTGAAGTTGCCTTGGTCGAGCTTGAACTGATTGGACAGCTTCGCAGCCTCAAGTTCGCGGTTGGCGTTGGCGATGGCAGTTGCATTTGCATTCGCAGCAGAGGCCACGCTCGCCTGGGTTTGATAGCCCGCATTCGCCACGCTGACATCTGCCTCTTTCGAGCGCTCAGCGAATTCCTGTTTCCGTGGCTGCATCGCGAGGTCGAACAGTCGAGATTGCTCTGCGCCACCACCGACAATTGCACTGTCCAGCGCGGTTTGATACGCGTCGTTGCGGTCGCGGCCGAACTGCCCTACACTGGTATCGAACGCTCCTGAGCCGAGGGTGATACCTTGGTTGGCGAGTTGTGTTTGCAGATCGCTCTGGCGCTGTTCCCATTGTGGGTCAAGGCGAGACATTTCCCGCTCGTAAAGGGCTTGCTCTACTCGCTGGCGAGTGGCATCGCTGACCTCAGGCAAGGCCGTCATGCCATCGAGGTTAATCGAGCCTTTGCCTGCACCGGCGGAAGCTGCGACTGATTGCTTGGCTGTGACTGGAGCGAGCTTGAGGTCAGTCTTCAGCCCCAGATTCGTGTTCAATCCGAGATTGGTTTGCAGTCCGGCTTTGTCCTGCAACTGCGGCCCACCGGTTGTGTAGAGCTTGTCCAGCATGCTCTGCGCGAGGTAGTTGCTAGTTCCGGCTGCGGTTTCCTGCCCTTGCTGCAATGCTTGTTGCTGCGGAGTCAGGGTGATGTTCGAAGTCCATTTGTCGGAATTCGGGTCTTTCGTCCAGGTTTGCGAGCCGAATGGGTTCGTCTGATCTGGGCGATTGAGGGTTGTGTTGAGACGAGCAGCCTCGGCAGCATAAGCCGCTTGCTGTTCTGCTACTGAGAGCTGGGGGTTTCCGCCAGCCATGCCGCCATTTACACCAGCCACGTTGCCTCCTTGTGTATTGTAACCTCTCCCACCATTAAGAATGGAGTTAGAATAATCCTGACTACCGCCACCTCCAGCATCACCAGACTCCCCGGGAGTGCCACTGCCTAGCCAAGAACTTCCAGGTTGATAGCCGGAGACAGTGCCGTCGGGGTGGTAAGTGGTAATGTTGTTGGCGTAGTCGCTCTTGTTGTACTGGTCGCCTAGGAAGGAACCAGCCTTGTAGCCGGACATTGCCAAACTTGGGCCACCAAGGAGAAACCCACCAATACCGCCAAGCACGCCACCTACGCTAACCCCGCCAGTGCTCGGCCCAGGGTCGTTATAAGGCGTTCCAGTGGAATTATAGTTCGGCCCTGTGCCAGAGGAAAAATTACTCGTGTCGTTCTGCGAGGCTTGGTTATAAGCCGTCATCGAAGGGCCGTAGGAATTCCCACTATCGTAACTGCCGCTGCCAGCGGAGTATCCAGAATAGCCAGAGCCACTAGAGCTGTCGGACGAACTATCGCTTGAGCTATCCGAAGAGCTGTCATCAGACATATACACTCCTTTTCAGGTTAAGTGTTATGCCATGGGTATCTTAGACCAGTTTCGCAGCAAACCTACCATGCGAAACCCAAGGCGATTGGAGAAAAAAACTGTTACATGAAGCCACCGGGCTTGAGGATGAAATCTGTAACTGACCAAGTTACTGTTACGTTTTTAACGGACAAGCGCAAGCGTAAAGCTAAGGAGCGGCTGGGTTTGTGGAAGACACTGCGCCATTTGGCTATAGTCAAAGAGCCTGTTGTCCAGACAGCGTTGTCCCAGAAGGAGATATCCCATTGGGCCAGGGATTGGACGACTGTGGAGGCGGATGAGGCGAGGCTTCCATCCTCGAAATCGGTATCCACACCCAGGGAGTAGTTCAACGAAGCCGAGGCTGTGAGGATAGGCCGGATCATGGAGAGGTGCTTGATCTTGCCGGAATTGCCGAAGGAGTTGAACGAGGTTTTGCAGGAAGCGTTGATCACGCCGCCGTTGTCAGACTGGCCGACCCAGCGCTCGAAAACCTTGTTGGAGGTTGCGGAGTAGAGCTTGCCGCCGAAGGATAGCATGACCTCGGAGTCCCAGCCCACGAACCTGCACCATGCTTTGGTGATGGTGTTCATGACGAACTGGTATGAGCGCCCATAGCCCAAGGGGATGTTCAAAAGCAACGCTGACATTTCAGGGAAGAGCGTGGCCTGCCATCCGAACTCGGTTTTGAAGGTGTTGGCGTAATTGTTGAAGGCTTGGCTGATCTTGTCTGACAGATTGGTCGAGCGGTCGATGGTTGCGCTCTGGAGAATGCTGGACATAGGCACAAGGCCGTTGACGGTTATGAGAACGAGGTCGCCACCGAACTTGAACGCACAGCGAGTGCCGACGGGCTTGGCTATGGTATAGACGCCCTGCAAAGACCAATTGGCAGTTGAGCCGGGGTCGGTGCCCTTGAAGACAGCCACTTCCCCCTCTGTGGTGATGATGCAGAGGTAGTCGTCTGAACCTCGGCCATCATCAATTGACCACGAAGCAACGGTGGCTATGGAACCGCCGAGATCGAACAGCTCACCGCATGGGTATTCGGAGGCTGCGCCGGCGATTGAGTTGATCCCGAGATACCAGAAGGACATGGAGTCTTTTGGCAGTAGGATTAGACGGGACTTGAACACAATCACATCACGAACGGATGTGGAGGTTACGCCGGTCAGGGAAGGGGTGGAAGTTCCGTCGAGGATCAGCCATGCGGAGCCGTTGTAATAGCGCGCTTTGTCCACGCCGTTACAGCACCAGAGGAACGAGCCGCCAGCGGTTGTGACCATGACCGACTGCCATGCGGAAGCGGTGCTGGGAGTGCTGACAGCGGAAATATCCCCCCCAGCTGTGATGTCGTAAATCCCGGATTCTGAGGTGGCGAAGAGCTTCTGCGTACCGCTGGGAGGGGCATAGCCCATAAGCCCACGGATGTTATTGGGATTGAGCTGGGTAGCGTCAGGGATTGTCGCGAACAATTCGCACCCACCACGCAGGGAGATATCCGTCGTGCGCGGGAAGAAGTTGTCGAGGATTATCGCGTCTTTAGCTGGCATCTGTGCCAACGAGTCCCGCGCGTTCCAGCCACCCAAAGGGGCCGGGACTGTGCTCGTGGCAACCATCGGATCACCAGCGGATTTGACAGGGCGGCGCAGCATTATGGGATGCTCCAAGAACCAGCAGGGATGAACACGCCGGGCTGGATACCGCTTGCACCGCCGTTCATGGAGAGGACTGGCTTGGCCCCATCGCGGCCATAGATGTCAGCAATTAGGGCTTCATAGTCCTGGAACTCGGTAGCGTATGGGAAGCCCTTTTCCCTGCGCCAATGGTAGGTCAGGCCAGCGAACATCAAGGCTTCGTCCAAGAGGAACTCGTCGTTGTCCTTGGTGAAGCCTGGTTTGTAGAGAGGGATGAGGCTGTCTGGGTCGAGAACGCATCCCTTGGAGTTGTATTCAAAGGCCAGAGTGTGGCCGGCAGCCATTGCAGGGGTTATGAGGAGCTGACCCTGGCGAATGCGGAATTGATAAAAAGGGCCTGTGAAGGGGAGTGCTTTGATCTTCGCCCATTGGGATTGCGACTTCGGGCCGAAGATTGGGAGCTTGCGCGTACGGTCGAAGATGGTATCTGCGGAAATGGCTTTGAGCGCGTTCGGGGCTAGTGTTGCTAGTGAGCCTTGATCCTCTCCAGCCGTGGAAGTCCAGACGGTTTCGAACTGTAATGCTTGCCAGTCTTTCCGTCGGGTGAGGTCGCGGCAGATGCGATTCGCCAAGCCTACGATCTGAAGAAGCTGGTCATCGCCGGAAGCCATGATAATCAGCGGTTTCCCAAGCCCGGAGGTTTGGCAGAATTCCTGCAGGATTTCCAGCATCTTCATGATTGTTCCTTAGGCTTTTGGTTTAGCGTCGGCAGCCGCTTCGAGCTTCAACAACCGAGCTTCCAGGGACTCATTGCGAGCCTTGAGCTCAGTGTTGGCTTGCTTAAGCGCTGTGATTTCTTCGGTGGTTTTGCCGATGTTGGCAGATGCGGAGAGCCATTCGACAGCTTTTTGCTTCAAGGCACGTCCGCCCATACCAACACGACCGATGGACTCTTCGTTGGCGGCAGCGAGGTCTTCGACTGTACGGATGTTTGCCATCAAGCATGCGGCGATCTGCCCTGGGGATGCTACTGGCCATGACTTGATTGGAGTGCCTGTGAGGGGGGTTTCGTTGCCCTCTTTCCAGTCTTTGTATGCGCTGCGGTAGGCTGTGAGCCATTCCTGCGGAAAGCGCTGCTCTTTGACATCCTGGGCTAGTTTGACGAACCAGTCAGCCGCAACACGCTCGGTGCGGTCTTTCGAGCCTTGCGGTGTGATGATAACGTATTCGACTTCCTTCGGGACGTAATGCCCGGCGGCGATTGTTGCTTGGCGATCTTCCTCAGCTCTCAGCTCGAAGCTGATGTATGCTGGGCGGTCTTTTGCGATTTCCATGATGATTCCCCGTTAAAGCGAAGTCCCCAAAAAGCCTCAGGGAGCGAACCCCCTGAGTAAACACTGCGGGGAAGGACAGTGTTAGGTGATGGCGCCTTGCATCAAGGGCCGGTTGAGATGGACAACGTTATAGAAAATTGTGGCGTTGTTGTAGGTTGCAGTTACGGTTCCGGTTACAGCTGCGGTCGTGTTTGCGGAGAGGGTGACTGTACGGCCGTCAGGGCTGATGGAAGTGACGGTTGTTGCAGCGGCGATGCCTGTGCCTGAGAGGTAAGCCCCGATGAACCAGCCGTCGCCACTTGGGATGGTGAGCTGATTGGAACCACTGCGAGCAATACATCCGGTTTTGGCGACAGTTTGCGTTGCGGCGATACAAACACGAGCACCGAGGAGCTGTTTACCTGCGGAGTTAGCGCCAGCCTGACCAGCCGCTGCCACGCCGATAGCTGCATCAGCGGCTACAGAAGCATTGGAGTTGATCGGGACAAGTCCTGACATGCAGAACCATCCGAACTGGCCGACGGTCATTGCAGTCATTGCGACTACGGCAGTGAAGCCGAGGTTGGCGGTGTTTGCCATTTCCGTGGCTTCAAACTTCATAGCTCCAGTAGTGCTGTCAAAAACTGGCTTCAACGCGCACAAGCCGAACTGGCGGATCGAAGCAGTTGCCTTTCCGTAGATGAATTCAGCGCCGCCCCAATAAGAATCGACAGCGTTGAGGATTTGCCCAGGAGTATGCCGCGCCGTGGTGTCGGGAAGCATGACGGACTGGATTTGCTGATTGCCCAAAAGGCCTGTTACATTTGCGAAGTTCATTGCAGTTTCCTTTGAAAAGAGGGTTTCACACCGGGATTAAAGATTAATAATCCCGAGGCAAAATTAGGCCTTCAACACGCCTTGCAGCGAGCGGTTACCCGTTACCATATTCCCCATCCAGAGAATCGGCACAACCGCTGCATCTTGGTTGTACGGCTTCATCTCGTCCATGACTTCCATGTTCGCATCCTTGTGGGTCACGAGTTCGATGTAGTCAGTATTGAGGAAGTACATGTGATTGGTCGGGATGCCAGAGCCACCGTCGAAGATCACATCAGCCTTTTTGTACTTCAACTCAACGAAGCCGGCGGACGCGCTGTCGGAGCCGGTATAGCGCTTGATGGAGGTCTGGGACTGCTCAAACAGCGAGAAGTAGTTGTTGTCGGAGACGATCAGGTCAGGCTGGTCATCGCCGCGAATCAGGGCGAGCCACAGGGGCAGCATCAGTGATTCCATGGTCGTTGGGCCAGGAGTGATACCGGCACCGCCTTGGAGCGGAGCCGCTGCGGATTGAACCAGCGACTGCCAGAACGGCCATGCTGAGGAGTCGATTCCGCCGACAGTACCCAGGCCATTGTCAGGAACGATTGCCTGCAGACCACCGATTTGATTCGGCAAAGTGCCGTCGGAATAGAGGTCAGCGGAGAAGTTGTTCTTGAACGTACGGATCGCGTTCTTCATGCGAGCCTTGACCAGATTGATGATGCGCGCATCGCCGGAGTTAGTGCGGAGTTCCAGGCCCGAAGCCACAACGTTAATCGCGATCTGGCGCCATGCGAATTCCGCTGCGCTGATCACGTCGGATGCACCAACGTTCAGGACATCGTAGCCGGAATAGCGCTGGTAGGTGCCATTGGAAGCGTAGTCCAGCGGGGTGGTGATGGTCAGACCGCCGTCTTCGGAGCGGGTCTGCTTCTTGTCAGTCAGGCGACGCAAGAGCGCGTTGTTCTTCGAGACGTTGTCCTTGATGTCTTTCGAGTGCTTGCGGAAAGTGGTGGAGACCAGTTCCGTGAATACTGCATTAGGTGATGCCATGATTGAAACTCCTTAAACTTGAAAAGAATGGTTAACCTCTGGATTTGATTCGGGCCAGAGATGCTTCTAGCGTGTCATCCATGCTTCCAAGCGGAGTCGTAGCACTCGCAAACTTGGGGCGGGTGGTAACATTTGCTGCGGTGGTCTTGCGAACCTGATCAGCTTTAACCTGCGCTGCCTTCGCTGCCTCTGCATTTACTCGCGCCGTTTCGCGTGAGATTTGCTTGGCTCTGGCGGCTGGATTAAGCCATACAGCTTTATCGTAAGCTTCCCGTAGCGTTGCTGCTTGGCCGGCTTGGAGTAGAGCAGCGATGTCTGCTGCCACTAGGTCAAAGTCTGCGTTCGCAGGGTCTTTTGCAAAAGCGTCCAGTTCGGTAGCGAGAGCGTTTCTTACCTCGTTTTCGCGCTGCTGATGAACACCTTGCACAGATGATTTTAGGGTTCGGAGTTCTTGCTGCAATGCCTGGACTTGCGGATCGACATAAGGGGCTTCGCCGGGGGACTGCAAGTTGTAGTCTTGAACCATGCGGTTGAAGATTTCCATCTTCTCGGCGGGGGAGCCTAGAGCCAGGGTGTAATGCGCGCGGAGGAGGTTGGAGACTTGCTGGGCAGGATTGACGTCGTATTGTTTGAACAAAGCATCAAATGGCTGGAATACCTGAGCCATGGTCTTGCCGACAGTTGCGTCGGCTTTGTAGGACTCGATGCCCTTGAACATGTCATCCTCGCGCTTGAGGACTTCGGCTTGGACACTGGCAGGTAGCTTGTCCCAATCTTTCGCTGCTTCCGGTCGCCATGTGCGAGGGGCAGTTGAGGCTGGAGTGGTCGGAGCGGTTTCAGTCTCGGTGGTGGTTTCCGCAGGCTCAGTGGTTGTGGTTTCGGCTACAGGCTCAACAACTTCGTCAGTAGCCGTTTCCCCGAAACCCAAATCAGCCCCAATAGAATCAACGGCGCTAGTAATATCAAAGCTGCCAGGATCGGCAGTCGTGACGGCATCCGCCGTGGTAGTTTCGGTGACTTCGCCATGAGTTTCAACTTCCATTGTAATTCCCCTTAGGATCGAACGATTTCAGCGGTTACTCCGCTTTGGATTTCCGCAACCAGTTGCTCTGCTTTGCGGGCTGGCAGGTTTGCCATGAATGCTTCGGTGGTGGCATCGACGGCCTTGTCCAGAGCTGCATCTTGCTGTTGGGCGAAGCGCTTGGCTTGGGCAGTTTCGCCGGTTTCGAGCACGCGACAGCCATGACGGGCGAGGTTCTCGCGATGCTGGCGTCGGCCATCGATCAGCTTACCTGTGATTGGGCAGTTGTAGGGCTGGAAATCGCCACGGACAGCAGGGGCGGAAAATTGCTTCGTCATCAAAGCTCCGCATTCGCAGTGTTGGGGCGTGGCGTATTCCTCAAGCTTTAAAAGCTTATCCTTCCGCCGGCCACATTCACACTTGAATTCATAGATAGGCATTATGCAGCCTCCTTCTTCGGCATAGCGGCTTGGGCAGCGAGTTGTGCCATCTTCTGCTCGTGCTGGGCTTGGGAGTATTGCGCCTTTCGGTCTAGATCAGCCAATTTCATCATCAATTCCTTTTCCTTCAAAGCCAGTTCCTGCTGCTTGATCTTGAGGTCTTGGGCAGCTAGACCACTCTTCAATTGAGCCTCTTGCTGAGCTGCAGCCATTTCCATGTCAAATTTCTGCTTTTCCATGCCCATTGCTTGTTGCTGTGCAGCGGCATCAGTCTTCGCTTTAGCCTCATTCGGGTCAGGTTTTGGTGCTGGGGCTTGCATAGCGTTGAGCTGATCTTCAACCTCAGTACCGAAGCGATAACGCCGCACGACTGCCAACATCATAGCTTTTGCGGCCGGGAACGGGAGCAGGCCTTCGTGCACCAGCGGCATCATGCCATTGAGGAACTGCGCCATCGCGTTGAGGAAATCCCCGACCAGCTTCTGGTCTTCCGTAGCCTCAGCGTCGATTGTCGAGTTCGTCTCGATGTCGATTTGATAGGCCTTGGCCAAGCTGTTCCGCATGATCCCCATGATCTCTTCCCAGGTGGGAAGGGTGATCTCTGCCTGAACATCCGGGGGGAGTGGCTGCTTGTTTTGTTGGTATTGCTGCGCGGCTGCCTGTGCTTGTGCTTTCTGCTCAGCCGTAGGGAACTTCAACCCTGTCATTGCTGTGAGGGTCTCCTTCGAGAGCTTTGTGCCTGCGATTTCGGCCATGATGCGCAGGCTGCGGCGAACGTAAAGCATCACACGTTTTTGCATGCGCTTGAGGCGTAAGGTTCCCCACTGGTTTTTGATGTTCTGCGCGGTGGCGGTTTCGGATGCTGCGCTGGAGCCACGGAGAATGTCGCTAATGCCAGTGATTTCATAGATTACTTGTTTCACCTGCGTGCGCTGGATGTAGAGTTCTTGCAGAACCTGGATCAGGTCTTTAATCGGCATCAACCAGATGGATTGGTCGAGTCCGCGGCCTTGGGCCAGAGCGCTGATGTTTTCCGCCGGGATCAGGACGTTGTCCTCAGCCTCCATGATCTTGTCAATACCGTCAATGCTGGAGTCGTAGAAGCCACGGACTTTCAAAGCATTGGTAAGCTTGTTAATCCGCATGGTGACGCGGTTTAGTTCCTTCGCCTGCTGCTCGTAGAATTTATACAGCGGCGTCGGCAACAGCGAGGTGATCTTGG